GAGTTTGGCTTCCTTGAAAGAGATGCGGATGTCTATCGCTATCAGGGACAAGCTTATAGTTGGATTGGTTTTGATGAGATTACTCACTTATCAACAGAGTTTTCTTGGAACTACCTAGCATCAAGACTGCGTACTACAGACCCTGAGATTACGCCGTACATGCGTTGCACAGCTAACCCCGGTGGTGTTGGTGCGACATGGGTGAAGAAGCGTTATGTGAACCCATCAGAGCCTAATGAGAGCTTTACAGGCCATGATGGTTTGACACGACGTTTCATACCAGCCCGTTTAGAAGACAATCCGTACCTTTCCTTAGATGGTAGGTATGAGCAAATGCTTAAAGCTCTACCAGCGGTACAGCGTAAGCAGCTTCTAGAAGGTAACTGGGATGTTACGGAGGGTGCTGCCTTTACAGAATTTGATATGATGGCACACGTTATAACACCATTTGAAATCCCAGTAGGTTGGGAAAGGGTGAAAGGAATTGACTACGGATACGCTTCTGAATCTGCTTGTGTTTGGGGCACTGTTGATCCCTCTGACGGTACACTTATTATATATAGGGAACTTTATCGGAAAGGACTAACAGGTGTTGATTTAGCTCAGATGATTACTAATATGGAGCTAACAGACCCCTACTCTGTACCGGGAGTACTTGATACAGCGGCATGGAACAGAACAGGTACTACAGGCCCTACAGTCGGAGAGACACTTCAACGAGCAGGGCATAAGTTACGTAGAGCAGATAAAAATAGAATACAAGGGAAGATACAAATCCACGAATACTTGAGAGTGCAACCAAGTGGCAGACCTAAGATACAGATATTTAATAGCTGTCCTAACTTGATACGTGAACTCCAAAGTCTTCCTCTGGATAAGTCTAACCCAGAAGATGTTAATACAAATGCGCCTGACCACGCTTATGACGCGCTACGCTACTTAATTATGTCAAGACCTAAAGTCAATGACATCTTTAGTCAGTTTAGAAACATGAGGATGGAGCAGGCATACACACCCGTTGATTCGGAGTTTGGATACTAATGGCAGAAAATACTTTAACAGCTAATGGGATTTACTTCGGAGACGTTGAAGGCGAAGACGGCCTTGAACTGACCCTAGAAGAAAATCTACGCAATAACCTAGTAGGTCTTATTACTGACCGCTATGTTTCTGCTAAGACCTCACGCGACCTAGACGAGCAGCGTTGGCTTACAGCGTACCACAACTATCGTGGACTGTACGGCAAGAATGTACGCTTTAGAGAGTCTGAGAAATCCCGCATCTTTGTTAAGGTTACTAAGACTAAAGTACTTGCAGCTTTTGGACAACTTGTAGATGTTGTATTTGGAGCTAATAAGTTTCCTATTGGTATCAGTGAAACTAAGATGCCAGAAGGTATTTCTCAATATGCACACGTAGACGCAACAGCTACACCGGGTATTGAAACCTCTCAAGGACAAGCTCCTGAAAAAGAAGAACAAGAAATCACAGATAATCCTTTTGATGTAGGCTACGAAGGTGACGGACGGGTGTTAAAACCCGGAGCTACTTTTGCTACAGGCAAGTTTGAAGATATAAAACTTGACAAGAAAGCAGAAGAAAAAGAAATGCTTGTTGAAGGGCCTTCACCAGACCCACAAGTACTAGAACTAAGTCCTGCACAAAAAGCTGCAAGACGCATGGAAAAACTTATACACGATCAGATAGAGGAGTCTAACGGCGCTAGTGAGATCAGAAACGCATTATTTGAATCAGCTTTATTCGGCACAGGAATCGTTAAAGGGCCATTCAATTTTAACAAGACCCTCCACCGATGGACTGAAGGAGAGGATGGCAATAGAGTTTACTCTCCTATTGATGTTAGGGTGCCTCGCTTGGAGTTTGTCAGCATCTGGGACTTTTTCCCAGACCCCAACGCAACAAATGTTGATGAATCAGAATATGTATTCCACCGCCATAGAATGAACCGTACACAGCTTCGTAGTCTTGGTAAGATGCCTTACTTTGACAAAGAAGCTATACGTACATGCCTCCAGATGGGGCCTAACTACGTAGAAGAAGATTACGAGCATGAGTTAAAAGATGACAATCGTAATGATGAATATGGTGCATCTCAGTATGAAGTACTAGAGTACTGGGGTGTTATGGATGCAGAGTATTGCCGACAGGTAGGTATGGATATTCCTGAAGAGGTAGATGACTTAGATGAAGTACAGATTAATGCTTGGGTCTGTAATGGTCAAATGCTTCGTAGTGTAATTAATCCTTTTACACCTTTCCGTATCCCCTATCATGCGTTTAGCTACGAAAAGAACCCCTACAGCTTCTTTGGTATTGGGGTAGCAGAGAACATGGATGACTCTCAAAAGATTATGAATGGTCATGCACGTATGGCTATTGATAATCTGGCTTTATCAGGCTCTGTAATCTTTGATGTTGATGAGACTGCCCTTGTAGGTGGTCAAAGCATGGAGATTTATCCCGGTAAAGTATTTAGACGGCAAGCTGGTGTACCCGGACAAGCTATTAACGGTTTGAAGTTTCCTAATACAACTAATGAAAACATGCAGATGTTTGACAAGTTCCGACAGCTTGCAGATGAACAAACAGGTATTCCGTCTTATAGTCACGGCCAAACAGGCGTACAGAGCATGACACGTACTGCATCAGGTATGTCTATGTTGCTTGGTGCAGCCTCATTGAATATTAAAACTGTTATTAAGAATCTTGATGATTTCCTATTGAAACCTTTAGGTGAAGCATACTTCCAGTGGAATATGCAATTTTCAGACTATAAACTTGGTATTGATGGTGATTTAGAAGTTAAGGCTACAGGTACAAATAGTTTGATGCAGAAGGAAGTACGCTCTCAAAGGCTTACGATGTTCCTTCAGACCGCAGCTAACCCTGCTGTAGCTCCGTTTATTAAGATGAACAAGCTTATTAGTGAACTGGCGTATAGCTTAGATCTAGACCCAGATGAACTGATGAATGACCCTGAAGAAGCTGCAATGATGGCTCAGATTATAGGAATGCAAAATAATGTTGGACAAAGCTTTAGCCCGGAAGCTGGCCCCGATGGTCAAGGACAAGCACCAATGGGAGGCCCTGAAGGAGTACCTCAACAACCTCAAGACCTTGGAGTTACAGGTACTGGTGGCGGCAACATCGGAACTGGATCTGTTCCGCAGTCAGGGGAAGCTGAGTTCTCTGGCTAGACTAGAAACTTTACCTGAGCAAGTAGACGAAGCACTTAATAGGAAAGATTATGAGTAAGAGTATTTTTGACCCGGAGGCTACTGAAGACTCAATAGCAGCTAAAAAAGCCGTAGCAGACAACAACGAGCGTCAAAGGCTTCTTCAGTTAGAAAAAAACGCTAAAGCTCGTCTAGAAGCTAATAACATGACTCCTACTCCTGAAAAAGTAGAGGCTTTAGTAAGGCAGATGCAGCAAGAAGAAACACAACGTAGAATGAATGAAGCTGCTGCTCGCCAAGAAAAACAACCCCTTGCAAAAGGTGGTTTACCAGATCTTACAGGCGATGGAGAGATTACTCAGGCAGATGTCCTAAAGGGACGTGGAGTATTTAACGAAGGCGGCTCTATGATGATGCCAGTAGAAGGTATGCCAGTAGATACCTATCCTAACATACCAGAAGATGAAATGGATGAAGCACTGGCTTCACAGCTTCCAGATGATGAAATGGAAGACGATTATATTAGCTACGTCATGGATGAATCCCTTGACGATGATGAACAAGATTACCTAGCAAATGTATTACAGAATGATCCAAGACTATCAGATATTTTGGACAAAGTAATTACAGTTGCTAGTGAGTTTTCGGGTGCTGGAGAAGTAGACGGCCCCGGAACTGGTGTATCAGATTCTATCCCCGCTCGTTTGAGTGATGGAGAGTTTGTATTTACCAGAAAAGCAACCGACCAGATTGGTGCGGATAAGCTTCAAACAATTATGGATGATGCTGAACGTGCTTATGATGGCGGTTATCAAATGAAGGCTATTGGCGGTTATATGCAAGAAGACCCTGAAGAGCAAGATTCACCTCTTTCTAAAACCGACGAGGAAATCAAAAAGCTTATGATGGGTGCAAATAAGATGCCTAGTCTTCAATAATTTTTACGGCTACCTTGGTAAGACAAGCCCCATAAACTCGACGGAGTTAATATGGCTACCTTGCAAGACACAAGCCCCGTGAAGGAGATTGAGAATGTCAGAAGTACAAGAAGAAGTTAGTAATCCATACAATGCTCGTAAGCCTTGGCACGAAGCTGATAAGCCCAGTGGAGGCAGTGCAGATGGATTATTTTTTGAGCCACCGCAGGCTACCCCAGAAGAGGCCCCTGAAGAAGAAGCTCAACCCCGAAAGAGGACTAACTATAAGAAACGATACGATGATCTAAAGAAACATTATGATCAGAAACTTGGAGAGTTTAAACAAAAGGAACAAGAACTCCTTGCGATGGCTCAACAAGCACAACCTCGTTATGAACCGCCTAAGTCTGAAGAAGAGTTAGAAAGTTTTAAAGAGGAATATCCTGATCTGTATAATACTGTTGAATCTGTAGCACATATGCAGAGTCAACGGCAGGTAGCAGCCCTTGAAGCACAACTACAGGCTATGCGGCAACGTGAGTCTGAAGTATTGCGGAGAGAAGCTGAAACCACTTTGCAACAGCGCCATCCAGACTTTGAGGACATCAGAGGAGATGAGCGGTTTCATTCGTGGGCTAAAGAGCAGCCTGAGCAGATTCAAGATTGGATTTATAATAATCCTGATAATGTTGCTTTAGCTTCAAAAGCTATTGATCTTTACAAATTGGAAACTGGTATTACTCAAAAACAACAGCCCAGAAAGAAACCTCAAGGTTCGGCAGCAGATATGGTATCAACTAAAACAACTAACGTAGATGCTGGTCAACCTAAGATCTGGACTGAACGGGAAATCGCTGCTATGTCCCTAGATCAGTTTGATAAATATGAAGATGATATTAAGCAAGCAATGATGGAGGGTCGCGTAGTAGCATAATTAATTTGTGTTATTAGGAGAATATTAACATGGCTTATAATGTAAGTGACCAATTCTTTGAACCGACTACAGATACCAATGCTAACTTTGGTAACTCTGTTGCAGGACAAAACAACTCGTTTTTCCTACCTAAAGTTTATTCCAAGCAGGTACTAAACTTTTTCCGTAAGGCTTCTGTGATTGAAGGTATTACGAACACTGACTATGCGGGTGAAATCGCAGCATTCGGTGATAGTGTACGAATCATCAAAGAGCCTGAAATTACTGTTTATCAGTATGAGCGTGGTCAAGATGTGGCCGCTACGAAGTTGACCGACCAAGAAGTAACTCTGGTTGTTGACACTGCTAACGCATTTAAGTTCATCGTAGATGACATTGAAACTAACATGTCTCATGTTAACTTCCGTGACGTTGCTACGTCTTCAGCAGCTTACTCTTTGCGTGATGCTTTTGACCAAGGTGTACTGGCTTCTATGTTTGCTGGTGTATCTACTTCTACTCCTGACCATGTACTTGGTACGGACAATGCTACTGATCTGGCTGAAGGTACTTTTGACGGTACTGGTAACCTAGACCTTGGTTTTGGTACTAACGAGCATGATCCTCTGGATATTATGGCACGTATGGCACGTTTGCTAGACGAGCAGAACATCCCAGAAGAAGGCCGTTGGTTCGTAGCTTCACCACAGTTCTACGAAGTACTGTCTCAGTCTAGCTCTAAGCTATTGAACGTAGACTTCAACGCTGGTCAAGGCTCTATCCGTAATGGTTTGGTAAGCTCTGGCAAGCTGCGTGGTTTTGATATGTACAAGTCAAACAACATTCCTGCGGTATCTAATGCTGCTGGTCAATGTCTGGCTGGTCACATGTCTTCTACGGCAACGGCTCAAACGATCACCAGCACTGAGGTCATCCGTGACCCAGACAGCTTCGGTGACATTGTTCGTGGTCTACACGTTTACGGTGCTAAGGTACTGCGACCAGAAGCTCTGGTTTCAGCCTTTTACGGTATCGACTAGACCTTTTTAGGTGGGGGCTGCTTCGGTGGCCCCTTTCCTTTTTACTGGAGATTATAATGCCTCAACTTGGATCTGATGCGAAACCACTAATGATGAGACAAACTATTGCTGGTAAAGGCAGTAGAATCCGAAAAGGAAGTAACTACGCACGTTACAAAGATAACTTTGATAAAATTTTTAATAAAGACTCTGACCCTGAATGCGCTACAGAGTTTGAAGGCGCTAGAGCAATTAGTAAAACTTTTTCAATGGAGCAAGACTAATGATGTACGGCAAAGATAAAAAGAAAGGAATGATGTACGGCAGTATGGTACGTGAAGGTAAGATGGGCGGTGGACGCTCTATGTACAACAAAGGCGGCTATGCTTCTGTACAAGATATGGAAAAAATGTGCAGTACTAAATCACCACGGAACTCAATGAAGTGAAAGTAGCTGCTCCTAAAGGTTACCACTGGATGAAGTCCGGCAAGTCTTACAGGCTTATGAAAGATCCTAAAGACGGTTATAAGCCTCATAAGGGTGCAAGTAAATCAGCAACCTTTGAGGTTCAAAAGGCGCATAAATAATGGCAACATATCTAGATTTAGCAAATGAACTCCTACGGGAGATGAATGAAGTAGAGCTTACAAGTTCTAGTTTTGCTTCTGCTGTGGGTATTCAACAACATGTTAAAGACTCTATTAACAGGGCTTATCTAGATATTGTTAATGAAGAACCTCAGTGGCCTTTTCTTGCTGTTAACCTTAGTGGTGAAACAGATCCTATGTACGGTAATGTATACGTAGAAACTGTAGCAGGACAACGCTGGTATAACTTAAAGCCTGCTAGTTCTTCTTTAACTACTGATTATGGCTACATTGATTGGGATAACTTTTACTTGACTACTGTAGGTGTAGATGGTGAGTCTGCTCCTTATACTGCGCGTAACTTGCGCTTTACTACAACAGAAGCTTGGAAAGACTACAGACGTATTCCAGAAAACTTAGACGATGCAGATACCCAACAGTATGGTATTCCTGATCGTGTAATTAAAAGTCCTGACAATCGTAAGTTTGGCCTTAGCTCTATTCCAGATAAAGTATATCGTATTTGGTTTTATGCTTATGCACTACCTACAGAGCTTTCAGCATTTGGTGATGAAACAGTATTCCCAAATACTTACAAGCCTGTATTACTTAATAGAGCTAGATATTATATTTATCAGTTTAAAGAAAGCCCACAGTTTTCTGCATTTGCTCTTGAAGACTACAAACGTGGCTTGCGTTTGATGAAACTTAACCTAATGAATCCTAATCCCGGTGAGTTTAAAGATGACCGCATGAGGTTTGTATAATGTCTCAGCCGTTTGGTTTATCAGCTAAAGGTGGTCTATACACCAGCCTTAACCAGCTTGAGATGTTGGGACAGCCGGGAGTTGCTTCTAAGCTTACAAACTTTGAAGTAGATACCGATGGAGGCTATCGCCGTATTAATGGCTTTAGTATTTTTGGAGGCGCTTCAGCAGTCAGACCTAATGGTTCTAATAAAGTATTAGGTATTAGGGGCTATGCTGATGGTGTGATTGTTTGTTCAGGCACTGGTATATTTTTTAGCACAGATGGTACTTCATGGATTTCTATAGCTAAGTCTGGAGTTTCTGGTTCAGGAGACAACTACTCAACTTTTACAGGTCG